TTCCGATCTCTGCACACCGGAGGCCACGCTGGCCAGCGTGTCGGCGTCTGAAAGATCAGACTCGGAACCGTGCTGGATCACCGACGCGATGGTCAGCGTGTCGCCATCGCCGAGTGTGGCGGTGTACGGCAAGCAGACGACTGCGGACATTGGCCAGCCAAGTACGGCACGGTCAATGATGACGCCCGTCACGACGGTGGCGTCACCAGCGCCGCCAGCCACCGCAGCAGCGGGACCGGCAGCGTTGCGAACGGCGATCAGGTCGCCGATGGATCGGGTTTGCATGGTCATGGAGTTCTCCTTTGATTGACCGGGATTCAGGCAACACGGCGGATCAAACCGCCGCGCTGCAAGTCAAAGGTGCGCCTTACGCGCCCCAGGTCACGCCGATCAGCCAAGCAACCGCTGGAAGGTGGCGCAGGCCGATGTCGTTGTGCAAAATCAATCGCATCAGCGTCTCGTCGCGGCTGAACGCGGCCTGCATGACGCCGTTGGCGTCTTTGTATGCGGCCTCAGTCGACACCGAAATCTTGATGCCGTCCTGTTCGCCGATCACGACGTGGCGTGGATGGATCAGGCCGATTTCCGAAAGCGTGCCACCACCGAGGTTCGTCGGAACATTGGTGGTAACGTGCACAGGCTTGCGCCGCAGCATCCCGTTTTCCATTTCGGGATAGGCTTTGTTGCCGTTGCCATCCCGCAGGTTGGTCAAATACATCGCAGTGCGCGGGGACATGACGTAATGTGCACCGGTTGGGTCGACGTTCTGGTTCATCAGCGCCAGTTCCAGACGCCCAAGATCGTTGTCGACCTTTTGCAGATCAGGCACCGCAGTCATGGTCAAGATATTCAGCACCTCAAACGAGGTGCCAACCAACTGGTTGCGCAAACCGAGTGGCGAATTTTCTCCACCGGCACCGCGCAAGAAGTGCAGATCCTGCGCAGCCGCAGCCCCCTCGACAATGTCGTCGCGCACCAACTTGTCGACAGACGTGCTGGCAGACGCGAGCAAATCATTCGAGATCGGCACAAGACCCGCGAACTTCTTTGCCGACAATTTCATCTGCCCAAAGGTCTGGCCGGTGGCCGGGGTATCCTGTTGCTCGGCAATGTAGCCAAACTGCGCACCTGAGGTGCGGCGGTTGGTGGTCATGTTGCCATTCGGCAAAGGCACAAACCGTGGACCCATCGCCGAAACAACACTGGCCGGGCGCAGTAGTTCGATGATCTCGCCAGACACATCCTCGGGCACCAAGAACCCGCCAGCGGCACCGCTGCTCATATTCTGGTTTGCGAACAGGCCAGAGTCGCCGTTGGTTTCGGCGATCTGCGCCGCAATGTGCGCGTTGCCCTGACCGGCGGCCAGATACCGCGTCATGCGAGCAAAGGTCACACCCGGAACCGCCGCTGCGGCTGGCGCAGGGGTCTGTGCAGGCGCTGGCTGTGCCGGGGCAACCGACACAGGCACAGCCAGCGACGCGCGGCGCGTTTCGGCATCGCGCAGGCGTTCCATTTCCGCTTGCAGACGGTCGTCCTCGCCGGTCAGGGCAGACCACGCGATCTGTTGTTCGTCAGAGATACCGGTTTCGGGATCGATTTGCGCTGTGATTGCTTCCATCTCGTCAAGGATGGTCGCGCGACGTGCGCGGATTTCAGTGATACGGTCCATGTCCGTTCCTTTTAATTCGCGGCGCGACGCCGCATTTCAACCTGTGCGGAAAACGGTGCGCGTTGCCCGCCTGCCTTCTTGTCACCCGGCACGCGGGCCTTGCTCAGCACGCCTTCCAGCGTGCCGACTTGATCTGCCATCCCTAGTTCAACGGCAGTTTTTGCGACGACCATGCCACCGCGTCCGAATTCGGATCGCACGGTCGCCACACTGACCTTGCGGCCTTTCGCAACGTCGGCCATGAACACGGCCTCGGCCTCATCAACGCTGACCTGCATTGCGGCGCGGCCATCATCAGTGTCGGGGTCTGGGCGCTTCATCGGTGCGTGTGTGCTGATCACGTCAAAGCCCCGATTGCCGCTGGCATCAGGCGCTACCTGCCGAGATCCCGACAGCATTACACCGATGCTACCAACGCTTGCGGCGGGCTCCAAAACTATGGTCGTGGCTTGACTGGCCAGCCAATACGCCGCCGAGGCGCACTGGCCCGTGACGAAAGCTGTCACCGGCTTTACCGAGGCGCGAATAGCCTCGGCAGCTTCACCAAGGCCAGAAACCACACCACCGGGGCTGTCGAACAGCATGACGATTTGCGTCACATCTGGATCGGCCAGCGCCACGCGGAAATCGCGCATGATGGCATCAAGCGCCGCGCCGCCAGCTGACGAACTGACCATCGTCGCACGCGGAAAAATAGGTCCAAAAACCGGTAGCACTGCAGCACCGTCGCGGACGGTTGACATGCGAGCACCTTCCAGCCGCGAGCCGACAGCTGCGACAGCGTGCAGTCCATCATCAAGCCGCGCTGCATGGCCATCTGCGGCGACGGATTGCAGTGCGCCCGCGTTGAAAGCCCGCGTTGCAATCGCCTCAATGGCGCCAAGATAGTCGGGCATGATTGCCCAAGGCTGGCCGCGAATGGCGGCCAGCACACGACTGAGATCGTCTTGCATGGGTGGGTTCCTTATTCGGTTGATGCGCGGGATAGTTGGCCCGCGTCTTCCATATTGGCTGGACGCCAATAGGCGGTGCCAGCAGCCCCCGGAATTTCCGGCTGATTTTCACGGCGACGCAAATCATTGGCGTTAGCCATACCCATTTGACGTTGCTGCCAATACGCCTCCATCCGGCTTTTCAGATCGCCTTTAACCAGCGCATCGGTCAGGTGCTCGAAGGTATGGCCGGGCTCGGCAAAGAGCCGCGACGCCGCGGATTCGACCCGCGCGAAATGTGGCCCAAGGTGGTAGATCACGAATTCCAGCGACTGCATTTCGATGTTGTTGTTCGTGCTGCGCGACAGATCAAAGATCAGGTGCGGCGGCACACCCCAAATGCGGGCCAAATCCGTGACGTTGAATTGACGCGTCTCAAGAAACTGCGATTTCTGGTGATCATGGGTCAGAAAGTTTGCCGTCACATCTTGATCGAGGACCGCGACATTCTCGCCATTCGGATTGCCATATATCCGCTGCCAATCGGAACGCATCGCCGTTTTGTCTGACGGTGAAATCTTGCCCTTTCCCTGGAGAACCGTGTCGACCTTGCCGCCGCGTTCCCAAAATTTTTGCGAGTGACGCTCTGCTGCGACTGCGCCGCCTAATGATTCTCGTGCAAACCGCATCGGGCTTAGGCCAGAAATGCCGTCGCGAGAAAAACCGACGATGTGCAGGATGTCGCGCTGCGCAAACCGGCCAGTCTGACCGTCTGGCAGGGTCGCGTCATAAAACACAGTCTCGCCCTCGGCAGGGTCAAAGAACACCACCGGCGTGCAGGCACCGGGGCGCAGTCGCGTCAGTGCCACTGGACGGCCCGCCACGTCGCGGCTGACGTAGGCGTTGAACTCGCCAAACAACAGTATGTCGCCCATCATCAACTCGCGAAAGTGGAACGCTGATTGGTGGCTGTTCGGCGCGTCGTGCATCAGTCGGTACAGGATCGATTCCTCAGCGCGGAAACGGCCCGTTTTCTCGCTGCGGTAATAAATCATCGGCGTCATAGCAAAGACGCCACCCATGATGCGCAACGCCTGAACCGTACCAGGCAGGCTGATCACGGTGCTTTCATCGACACGCACTCCGGAACGGGACGCCCCAGAAGTGACAAAGCCGTTCGACCATTGTGTCGGGCTTTCCACACTCGAGGCGGTCATCGCCGGTTCAGAGCGAGCTTGAGGTTCCATCATGACCGTGCCGCGACGGAACAGATTCATCAGGCCCATGCTTACATTCCCTCGTAAACGAAGGCCTTGCCTTCGGCGGCGACCGGCTCGCGCATCATCAGCATGAAGCCATCAAGCGCCGCGATAAACGGGTCGATTTTGGCCTTGCCTGAGACTTCTTTTGTGACGCGCACGGCTGACCCCTTTTGTTCCGGCTTTGCGTTCCCCACCGACCACGCCATAAGAGGCTGGCCGCAGTGGACAAACGTGCCCTGTTTTAACATCCGTTCCATGCCCCACAGGGCGGGCGATAGTCGCCAGTCCTGCCCGACAACCACCAGCTGCTCGAAGGTGATCCCGCGTTTGAACATTTCGTGCTGGATCGAGGCGACGTTCGTGGTGTCAACACCAATCGCATCGTCTTCGGGCAGCAGCCCAGCATCGAGAAGACGCTGGGCAATATCTGCGACGCCCCGAACGTCGCCTGTTGTGTCGCGGTCGCCCAACATGGTCAGGTCGCCGATCTCGTCAAAGTCATGCAGCCGCGGGGCGATTTCCTTGCGCAGATCCAGCACCTCAGGGTGCGCCCAGGCGTGGCCCCAATGCAGCCAGCGCTGTGTTTCGCGACAGCGACCGATCACCGCCACCCCGAACAGATCGTCGAGCCCGCCGCCGTCGATGCCCATCACGGCCACTTCACTGCGCTCGATCAGGTCATCCAGCGACAAGCCGGGGTCAGCCGCGCCGTCCCAATACTGCGCACCGACCCAACCCGCGCTAAGGCCAACACCGATTTCGATGTTCAGGTGCTGACTGACCCAGATTTGCTTCGCCTCTTTCGAGACGGTGCCGTTGTTCTCATAATCTGCGATCAGACGAACTGGGTCGATGGACCGCCCCCAGTTGGGCAGCACCATTTGCCAGTTGCGCTGATCGCTCCAAAACTTTTCGTCACGCTGGTGCGCTGGCGGATATTCATACAGGATCGGCAGCAAGATTGGGTTTGCGCCGCCAGTGCCGTCGCGCACCGCGCGGGCCTTCTCGAGTTCTGCCTTCCAGATTCCGGCAGGGGCTTCATCCGACTGCGTGGTGATCATCAGAACTTGACCGCCCTGCATGGTGATCCCACCCCCCCGAATCTGCTGCATTACGGCTTGAGCCTTCGCCCGTTTGCCCAACTCATGCAACTCGTCGATGATCGTCAGAACCGGGATTTCACCGACGACGATTTTTGTGTCGAAGGTTTTGACGTCCAGTTCCGTCCCCGTTTTGCGCCGCGTGATACACTTGAGGTGATCCTGCACTTTGAAGATCGCATCCAGTTGTGGATTGATACGGATCATGCCCTGTGCCTGATCAAACAACCGGTTGGATATGTTTTGCGATGGGGCGACGATCAACATCTTTTGGTTCGGAGATTCCTCCATAAACAGCGCAGTTAGGCCCAATGCAGCAACATAGGTGCTCTTGGAATTTTTCTTTGGCACCATGCACAGCAGTTCCCAAACTAGCCGCTGCTTGGTGTCAGGATCCTCACTTGCAAGAAATGCCACGACGATATCGCGGAACCATTCGCCACAGGCCTCGGACAGAGGCGGGTTGCCTGCCCGATCTGGCAACTGCAATCTGTTAAAAAACGCCAGTGCCTTTGCCGCCCGCATCTCATTGATCGGCACGTCCGCCATTGGCGTCTCGCCGCGCTGGATCTTCTCCCACCAATCCGTGCAGGCAAAGCGAGGCAGCGGGTCAGTGTCGAACACTGGTGCGAGCCTCTAGGTCGAGTTCGGCCATCAACTCGGCATCGGCTTTCGTCGCGCGATCCCGGTCTATCTGCTTCTTGCCAAGCTTTTCAGGCACGGGGTCGGGCTTGTTATTATCACTACGACCCATCGTCTTTTCTATCTCCATCAAGTCGTTTCGCGCCAACATTTTGTCGAACTGGCGGTGCGCTCCGACGTTGCCTCCTTCGGCCAACTCATAAACAGCCATGAGGCGCTCTGCCTCCAACCGGTCACGCATCGCATCACGAACTTTCAGCTCGGCTCTAAAATGCCGCTTGAGTGTGGCAATAGACGCATCGACGGCGCTCGCAATCCGGTCGTTCGACCAACCCACAGCAAGTAACAACTTGACTTTGTTGCGATTTCTCGAAGTGACCTCGAACGACGGGCGTCCGCGTTGGCCTTTACCTGCCCGAACAGGGTTGCCGAATAGGTCAAAAACATCGTCGCCCAAGAAAAAAATCTCCAGATGAGGGAACGCACCGGTCTAGCGCTGCGGGGGGTTGTGAGGAATTACCCCCCCTGCCGCTCGGCCCGCTGCTTCGCACCGTCGTGACAGGGCTTGCATAGACACTGCAGATTAGCCTCGTCCCAGAACTTCGCTTCGTCGCCGCGATGCGGATCGATGTGGTCTGCGACCAACTCAGGCGCCCGACCCTTGATCATCTCTGGCTTGCCGATGCCCTTGAGCATCCGCGCCACGCTGGCCAAGCTGTGCTCCCAACCACACATCCGGCACGTGAAGTCATCACGCACCAGAACCTTCCACCGCATCCGGTGCCAGTTCGCTGTCTTGTACCAAGCCCGATCAGGACGAACCGCGTCACGCTGCCGAGACACCGCCGCCTTATTCGCCGACAAATACCGCGTGCCCCGCGTCAACCGACGGGTCGGGTCCTTGAGCATCCGCAACGGCGGCATATGCAAACCTTTAACAAAGGAAAGCGCCCGCGTGGATCTATCCACCGGACGCAATGAAGGCGTATCACTCAGGGCCTATAAACCTGAGCAAACCGCCCACCCGCTCGGGCCACAGGCGTCACTCGACGCGGGGTCACCGGCATAAGGCTATTGGGGTACAGGCATAAACACCGCATGCAAGACCTGTCAAACGGTTTTCTTAACAGGGACTAAATCATCAACGCTGGACTCGACCGAAGTCTCACGCCCGAACAGCGACAGTCTCACCGCCAAACCACCAGCGGCCTTGATCGAAACAACCTCACATCGCACGCCCGCAAACGGCCCCGCCTTGAACATCGCCGTGTCGCCAACCCGAAGGGCCACGGCTAGCCGCCGGCGCTTCTTGGTCGCTGCGTGGGCCTCCTGCGCATCGGCATCAACGCGGCGCATCGCATGGATCGCCCGCAAACCGTCCGGATCAATCTGCCCCCACGCGCCACACCGCAAGGTCAACGCGCCTGTGATGAACGGACAGATCAACACCCGGTGAATGACCGGGGCCGCAGGGAACTCAGCAAACACATACCCCGGCAAATAGCGGCGCACATACTCGCGAACTCGACCGAACCGCCGCGTCTTGCGTATCTGCACCGGATGAAACCCGTATACCCCGCGCTGGTTCAACCATGCCTCAGCCTGATCCTCGCGCTGCGATGCCACCCGCAACGCATACCACCGGGGCCCGCCATCACCGTCAAAGATCGCACCACCACGCGCCACCGAGCCAACCACGTCGCCAACGCTGAAATCCAGATTACCCGCCATCCTGACCACCTCATGCTTCATGCCGCTTCACCCCGCTTCGCCAAATCCAAGATCGCCAGCGCAGCCGATTCATCGGCGCGGTACGCACGCAACCAATCCAGTTCGTCCGATCGGGGGGTGCCGCGCTCGTCGATGATCTGCAGCCGACGTACACACTCTGCCGCGCTGTCCGAAATCTGACGCAAATCCATCGCCAGCGGCGGGCGACCATGACGACGCAGAAAGCGGTACAGCGGCACCAGCTCGCCACGCGCCAAGGCCAACGGCCCCTCTACCGAGGCCAACCACGAGCGCACGATCCGGCGCTCCTCAAATGGCCGCGCCTGCAAACCCAAACCAATCCCGCGCATCACGACGAAACTGGGCCACTCGTCACGCCGCGCCCCGCCGGCCATGTCCAGTATTTGCTCACCCAACACATCAAGGCAGGCAGGCGACAAATGATCCAGCGCCACAACCAGACGGTCCAGATCATCCGACAACACCGCCTCGCTTTGCCCACGCCGCCTGCGCATACCACGCGCCGTCAGGTCTGCCAGCAACGCCCGCACACGATCTCGCCGCGTTCTTGTGTCTTCGGCCTCGTCGTCCATCGCCCCGTCTCCCCTTCTCAGCAAATTCCAACGTGTCAACCAGACCCACCGTTGGCCGTTGTGTTCCGTGTGTCTCGTTTCTTTTCATTCTCGTTTCCTTTCTTTTCTACGGTCACGGAAACCGGCGAAAAAAAGGGAAGCCCCAGCACAAACACGTCCTGTTCCGTGTTTATTCCGTGATTTTCCGTGACCGTTCCGTGACGGTTCCGTAACTTTCCGTGACAGTCACGAAACGTCACAGAACGAAACACGGCACAAAACCAGCCACAAAACCGCCCTCGCGCGAGGGAAGCCATCAGCTCTGCTCCAGCATGAATTGATCTAACGCCGCGCGGATCAACGGCTCGCGCCGCTGCACCCCGGCGTGGTGTTCCTCGAGCCACGCATCAAACCGGTCGACAAACGCAGGCGATTTGAGCAGTTGCGCGGCACCAATGGCCTCAACCTTGCTGCGCAGGTCCGCCAACCGCTTGTTGATCTTGCGAGTCTCGGTTTTTTGAGCATTGAGGCGCGACGATTCGAGCGCCTTCTCGGCGACCTCGGTGACAACCTTATGTGCCCAACGGATTTCACCGTTGTCGCACCGCACGCGATGCCAGCCATGCAGCGGACCCAGTTCGCGATTGATCAACGCTTGCCAGCGCTCCAACGGCAGTCGTAACTCATAGGCCAGTTGGAAATCATCACAGGGCAGGGTGCCGATGGGTGTCTCGTCTTGTGCAATGCAAAACAGCTGAAACCCGAACCACCCGACTTCGGGGTCAGCCTTGCGGCGAAACTCGCTAGCCCGCCAGCGCTTGAGGTTCCACTGCAAGAAATAGTGGCTGTCGAGCCGATCACTCGCCGAGATCGGATAGGTCGGCAGATCAGCCACATCGGCGACCTGAAGGGGGCGGGCATTGGTCATTCTTGACCCCTTGTTGCGGTTAGAATTCTGGCGTTGCGACTGCCCAGCCACTGCGTTTGCACGTCGCCGATGAATCGGCGGGCGGCGGCGGACAGATTGCGCAGCGCGGGATCGACACGCTCGTATTTTCCCATTCGGTGCGCCAAAAGCGCGGGCGCAACCTTGTGGCCGATGCGGCGAAACTCAGCCTCATCAAGCCGCCTGCAAGCAGCGCAGCAATAGCGCGACCACGACCGTGGCGGCGTGAACAACTGCGAACACGCCGGATTGAGGCAGCGACCGAACGCCGCAAACGGATGCGCGGCCAATTCGGACCACGCCACGTCCGAGAACGCAGGCACGTCAAAAACAGGCACGTCAAAGGGCCGCGCCCCTAAATGCACCGCCAGTGCATCGTCGGGATGGGGTGCCGGTTCACTCATGCCCCGCGCTCCCGCCAGATAGCGCCACAGCGGCAAATTTGTGCAAGGTCGATCATGCCGCACCTCCGCCCTTTTGCGTGTCGATTTCCGTGATGCTTGGGTATGGCCGCGACGACAGGCCGTAATCCTCGAGCAGCGCGACAATGTTCGGGATCACCCGCAACTGGTGGTAACGTTGGGTCAATGCGGTGCGCTGCCGACCATCGAGCGCGGCGCAGCGGGTTGTCGCAGCACCCGGCGTGCGTGACAGCAACAGCGCGTGGTCAGCGGCTGGTGACCAGTGCGGGTGAAAAATCGGGTCCAGCAACTGCGCGGCCTTGGCCCGATAGGCCTCACCCGCGTCCTGCACGACCGCAGGGGGTAAAGCCAAACGCCGGATTTTGGGCAAAGGCGCGGCCTGTGGCGGGGCGGCGGCAGCCCGCTCTGCTAAGTCAGCCCGCATTCTTTTGACCTCGACCAGCGCAGCACGTTTGACGCGGTGCGTGATCGCCGAAGGCGTGATCCCCAGTGCCCGCGCCGCCGCCATGCGCGACCGGTACGTCACCCCATCCAGCGTGGTCACCAACCCAGCAGGCAAGGTGCAAACCATGTCCACGGGTATTTCCCGCGCTATGCGGGCCGCGACGGTCTTGTGGCTAATACCCAACGCATCCGCCGCCGCCCGCCGCGACGGGTAAGTAACGCCGTCAATCGTCGCCGCTGCGCAGGTGCGGGGCACGTCAGCCCGCAATGCCTGCGCCCCACTTTTGTCAGGGTTGCGCAACAGGCGGGCGTTCAGGGTGCTCACCGGAACACCATGCGCCCGTGCCGCTGCCGACACTGACCGGTACGCAACACCGTCAATGGTTATTGGCTTGGGGCTTGTGCTCATGCCCAAATTCCTTTGCTGTCGTTTGCAATTCGGGCGTACTCGCCCCGAACTCGCGCGGCGGCGACGTCGAACCAGTGCGGGTCACTTTCAACGCCGATGGCCTTGCGTCCGTTCCGCGCTGCTGCAACCAGGGCCGTGCCCGACCCCATCATCGGATCAAGCACGAGGTCGCCGGGCTGCGTGGAATTGAGGACATAATGCTCGACCAACGCGACCGGCTTTTCGGTCGGGTGCTTGGTTTCGCGTGGCGCGTTCAGGGCGAACGATTGTTTTGACCCGCAGTCATTGATGCCCTGCGGGCGGGCGCGGCCCTTCCACAGGTAGATCGTGAATTCGAGGTTTTTCATGTACCAACGGTTGCGGGTGGCGCGGATCTTGTCCCAGACCAGCAGGTTGTGAAACCGCCAGCCCGCACCCTCGAATGCCCGCCCCGCGCGAAACAGGTTCTTGTCATTGGCCATGATGTAAGCGTCGGCATCAGCCTTGCACGCGCGAAAGAACGGCCCGCCAAGATCCTCCCACGGCGGAACGTCCATCAGCAGACCCTTGTTGTCATAAACGCCATTGGTAAAAATCCCGCCCATGGACTGATTGGCACAACCACCCGACGTCAGCGCATAGGCCACGTCGCAAAACAGCATGTCGGCGACACCGCGCAGGCCGGGCAACACATCGCGGCAATCGCCCAGAATTAGACGGCAATCGCCGATGGTGATGTCGCGCTGGATGCCGGTCATGTGTCGCTGCCGGTCATCAGCGCCTCAAACCGACTCAGAAACCGCGCACGGGCTTCATCCGGCGACCAGAATTCAACGGTCAATGGTGGCCCCGCAATTGAACGGACCGCAGGCCAATCATCATCATTGCACATGACCTGCGCCTGCTCGACTTTGAGCATGTACAGATCGGCCAGCTTGACAGGGAACGGCAAGGGCCGCGACAAACCGAAACGACCCAACACCGCCGCTTCCACCCGCGCCTCGATACGCTTGTAATCGGGCAGCAGCCCTTTGAGCGGGCTGGACACATCACCGATAAACGCCTCGGCAGCGTCATGCAAAAGCGCGGCCAGGGCGAACTCGGATGGCACCACCAGACTGCACCACACCGAATGCTCTGCCACCGAATAGAACCGATGTGCCTGCCCGGTGAAGCGACATATCTGCGACAACGCGTGTGCAACGTCTTGAATCGTGAACTCAGATGCTTCGGGGTTCTCGAAATCGAAGTAACCACCACCCACACACAAGATTTTAGGGCCGGAAATCACGCGCCGCTCGCCCAACACAGTCATGCGATCACCTGCAAGGTGAACGCCATCAGCGCCAGCACCGCACTAAACGCCAAACCCTGCCGCCCGGCGGTTAATCTACGCGCCTCGCGGAACCCGCCGGCAACCATTGCGAAGAACAGCGCAACGCACCACAACACAAACGCCAGCGCGTGCAACAAAACCGCCATCACAACCCCGCCTCCGCCAGCCCAATTATGTGCTCCAACACCTCACGCGCCGCCCGCATTTCCGCAATCACCTCGGTCCGCTCGCCCGGCGTCACCGCCTCGCCACCAGGGCTGAGATGCGAAAACGCCCGGATCAACGCGGCATGTGCCTGCCCGCAGGTCACCGTGCTTTGCGCCGCCAGATCGCGCAGGCTTCCCTCGCGCACTCCCTCGCGACCGGCGCGCTCGAACAGACGGCAGGTCAACGGGAACGCACCCACGAAATCCTCAAGCGCCACCGCAGCATCGATCGACACCGCCAATTGGCCCGAGCACATCTTGGAAACCGTGCCCTTCGATCCCACACCATACCGCGCCTCGAGCACCGCAGCGGCAGCATCAACGCCACCCGCGCGGCGCACCAAACCGTCAAAAATGCCCCGAACTACCGGATCAGCCATGCGAAACCTCGTTTCCTTGGAAAACCGGAAAAACCGTGCGCAAGTCGGGGGATGAAACAATCATGCCGCATCCACCGCGCTATCAGCCTGCCCATCATCGGCGGCTGGCTCGTAAACCCACGAGACCGCAAGAACCGCGCCGTCGGTTTGACGTTCGATTCTCGCTGCCAACGCCAACGACGGCAAACGGTTCCCGTTCAGAATGTCAGAAAGATACGGTGCCGAGATACCCAAGGCAGCGGCCCAGTCTTTGCGCGGCTTACCGCTCTGCTTGATAATTTCTGCCAACATAGCCCAACTTCTCGCACAGCGAACTTATTCGCGTCAAGCGAAACATTAGCCATCCGCGAAGTATTCTCTTTCAGCTTATCGCGGCAAGGATCCCCGCGTGACAGTGTGCCACGATGAAACTGAACCTAGGACCGATTCTCAAACGCCAGGGCGTGACGCAGGCTGCGCTTGCGGCTCGCATCGGGGTCAGCGCAGGCTTTGTAAGCGAGATTATTTCGCAAAAAAAACAACCATCCATGGAAACGCTGGCGCTGATTGTCGAGGCGCTTGGCGTGACACCGGGCGAGATTTACGGCGCCACAGAGATCAGTACCGCGCAGAACAAAACCGCCCAAGACTTTGCGCTGGCCGAGTCGGGCGCTACACCCTTTCAACCAAAGCCACGATCAGACGCAGAAACGATTCTCGCAATCAGCGCCAGAAACGGGCGCCACGTGCAGATGTTCACCACCAACGCTGCGCAACCCGACCTTGGCTTGCTGGCAGGCGACAAAGTGTTGATCGAAATGAACGGCAAGATCGCGCTGGATGACATTGTCATCTGCACTATTCTCGATGCGGACGGCACCGCCAGAACGCACTTGCGGCGATGGCTCGACCCGTGGCTTGTCTCCGGGCCCGCAATTGACAGGCTGGACCCCGCGAACGGTAGCGCGGCCATACTAGGCAAGGTTATTGGTGTGTTGAGGGCCGATTTTCTCTAAAATCAGCAATGCCCGCCAAGCTGCGCATCGACCCAAGCTCGCGCAGCTTCTGCGGAAACAAACGCAACACCCCGGCACGTGACGCGACCCGAACGCGTCACAATCTCGTAGCCGCGATAGTTGTCAGCGACGGCTTGACTGGGGGCGGCGGGCTTTCGCACAGGCTCGCGGCGGATCCGGTCGGGCGACAACGATCCGCCAGCGTCCCGCCCGCCCGCGCCAACCGGCGCCATAACCAGCACGGCGATCAACGCGAAAACGCTGAACAGAAAGCCAAGCATCAGCCAGCCAAAAAAGCTGCGCCCCCGCGCTTGCGCTGCCAGCCCAGTCACGACAGCCGCGCCAATCCAGAACACCCAAATCATCACAACCCCCACGCGCTAAATCCACCCCAAGGGTGCCGGATGCGTGCGCCGGCCTCAAGGCAGGATTGCTGTGCTGACGAAAGTTCGCTAACAGCTAAGTTTACACTTGACAGTAACATTCGCTAACCGCTAACTTCGCAAACAGTAGATACACTGGAGGCGAAGATGAAACAGCCCGAAAAGCACCCAACCGCCCGCGCCTTGGTCGCCAACCCGTCAGCTTCGCACAGTCCGATGCTGCGCCTGATCGCCTGGGCCACGCTCAAGGCCGAACGCGGCCAGACCGTGCGCCAAAGCACCCTGCACGCCATCCGCCGCCCTGCAAGCCAACCGCAGGTGGCTTGATGAGCGTACTTGACAAGATCACCGGCATCATTGCCGACATCAGCGGCCACCCCAAGGCAGACGTAACACCAGACGCCGTCCTTGCCCGCGATCTGCAGATTGACGACTTCGGCGCAATCGAAATCGTCATCACCATAGAGGATGAATTCGGCGTCGAAATCAGCGACGACCAATTTGAATCCGCGCACACGCCTCGCGATCTTGAGCGTCTGGTGAACGCCGCGACCGGCGCACTGGCAACGCTATGACGGCCCTACCTCCAGTCGCACGGTTCTGGATGGTGTGCCGCCACCCGACCGGCCCGCACGCCAAGACCGAACCGCGCACCCGCTACAGCCACCACGGCGACGCAGCAACGGCGGCGGCCAGCCTTGCCCGCCAGAACGGCCACCCGTTTCTGGTGCTCGAAGCCATCGAAATCTATCGCCCCGGCGATGCAACGCAGGAAACATTGCTGTGACCAAAACACCTGACAACACAAACCTGCGCGATTTCCTGCTCGACCTCGAATTACTCGGCCCTGCCGGACGACAGGACCACTTCGCCAGTGAAGTTCTCGCCAACGGCGGCAGCCATATCCGCCCCAGCAAAAACGGCCTGACAAGCCACATGATCGAGGTCAGCGTGCATCAGGTCAACGCCTACGGCTGGACCGAAGACGAGGCTATCCGCAACTGGATCAAAGCCGCAACCGCCGTCGCTAAACCGGCACAAGACGACGCCCCCGCGCCATTCCCCACTCCGCGCAACCACGGCGAAGAAATCGCTAACGCCCGCGCAGCCTATCGCGTGAACGAACACATCGGCGCGATCAGCGCACACTGGCCACCGGCCACTGATCACGAAAAACCGGCCCGCTCTTCCTAGCCGGTTCACTGACCGGGGCATGACTGCTCTCTGCCCCGGTCCCTTTTCCAAACAGTCAAAGGTGCAACCATGACCCAGCACACCCACACCATCGCCACAGATTGCGCGGCTATCGCCCGCATCAACCAGCTGATCGACACAGCCCTGCCCACAAATCATGGAGCCGCCGCCATAATGATGCCCATGCGCCTGCGGGCCATGCGGGCCGCGATGGCCGATATTTCATTGGACGCCGGCACACGCCGCCGCGCTGCCCGCGTCCTGATCCGCGACGGAACCGACATCGACCGCGCGGCAGGCGCTGCCCTGATGCCACTCCTCGAAGAAATGGCAAGCGCCAATCCGGCACACCTGCCTCATATTTGAAACACAGGAAAGGCAACCACCATGGCCAATCCCTGCGCAAAGCCAGACCACACCCACGCGCGACGCGCTGGCATTCTGTGCAACGATCCGCAGTTTCAGAAATTCGCGGCCATCAGCAGCGGCTTCCCCGGCTTGTGCTTTGCCTCAAGCGCCGCCGCCGAATACCTGCGCGGCCAATGCCAGATCACCAGCCGCCGCGACCTCGACACAGACGACGCGGGTCTTGACCGGTTCAACCAACTCCGCACCGAATTCGACGCATGGCGCGGGCGGATAGCGGCGCAACGATAACCCTAAACACAAGAGGAAGGCCCAATGATGGCCAACAAAAAATCCCCGGCGGTCGTGAATGCACCAGAGCCTCACGACCCTTACACGCTGCGCACGCTTGACCAACTCACCAGAGTATTGGACGGCGGCGACTTTACGCGCAGCGTTCAAGACAACCTTGACGACCTTAAAGCCGCGTTTGATGCCCACCGCGAAAACCACCCCGGCACGGCTGGGAAAGGGTCGTTTACCCTCAAACTCGAATTTGAGGTCAAGCCCAACGGCGACACCATCATTGCCGGAACAAGCGAAATCAAACGCCCGAAAGAGCCACCAGCAACAGGGGCCGCCCACCTCGGCGACGGCGGCGAATTTAGTCTTGGCACACCAATGATGCGACGAATGGATCGCCCCGTGCGTGACGTCCCCAACTATGACCCCGATACCGGCGAAATCCGGGACACGGACTAACCTGAAAGCCCACATTCAATTCAGAAAGCACCCCGATGGAAACTCAACCAACCAACCGCAATGTCGCCGAAACCATGCGCGACGTAATGAAACAACTGGCCGAGCACACAACCGTAGATCTGCCCGAGACTTTCGACCCGGAACGGCCGTTTCTGATCACCGTACCCGAAGGCCGGAGAATCGAAGATCTGACCAGCGAAATTGGCCACGCCGCGCAGTTTTTGCGCCCGCTGCGCCGAAAAGGCACCGCGAAACTCGAACACCTGCAAAGCCTGATTGACTGGTCAAACCGGTTCAAAAGCCCGGAATCTATGCTCTACGCAAACCCCGACATGACAGCACCATCGCTGACCTGCATCGCCAATTACCACGCCGAAGGGGGCGAAACCTACGCACCAGGCGAAGGCGTGCCAGGTGCGGCCCACTGCGACCACCGTGCCCGTTACGCCTTTCCGCTATCCGACGAATGGAAGGCCTGGAAAGCCATTGACGGTGTCGCATTGGAAAAGGACGACCTCGGCGAATTCATCGAGGCCAACGCCAAGGACATCATGGACCCGACACCGGCAATGTTGCGCGGCGTTGAGGATGACAAGAACGACGGCTGGGAAAATCGCCTGATCCAAACTGCGCAAAAGATCGAGGGTCGATTCGGTCAGCTTACCAAGCTTCTGGCACTGTCAAAACAGTTTCAGGTGTTCGAATCCAGCGACCTGAAGGTCAGCACAAACCGCGACACGGGTGAGTCTGAAATCCAGTTCCTGAATGAACACAAGGACGCGGACGGCAGGCCGCTGAACATTCCGAACCTGATCATAATTGCCATTCCGGTGTTCGCGGGTGGTGCCCTGTACCGCATGGCCGTCCGGTTCCGGTATCGGAAAAGTGGCGGTCAGGTGAAATTCATCCTGTCGATCTACAACCCCGAACGCGCATTCAAGGCGTCATTCGAGGAAGCCTGTGAAGACGCGAAAACCGCCACCGCCCTGCCACTCATGTTCGGCACCCCCGAATCCTGACGCCCCTTTCTGGACCCGCCCGCCGGGTCCAGCGATGGACGCCAGCCGCCCCACACAAGGAACCAAGCCATGCGTGACCTGCCACACCTTGACCTGACCACACCCCAGCGGCACGCGATCACCACCGCACCGCCGATGATCATCGACAGTTTTGCAGGTGGCGGCGGGGCCAGCACGGGCATTGAACTGGCGCTTGGCCGCAGCCCTGACATTGCAATCAACCACGACCCGCAGGCCCTATCGATGCACGCGGTCAATCACCCGACCGCCAAGCACCTGCAAACCTCGATTTATGCCGTTGACCCCCGCGAACAGGTGCCAGCCGGTCGCAGCGTCGGCCTCGCGTGGTTTTCGCCCGACTGCAAACACCACAGCAAAGCCAAAGGCGGCAAGCCGCTGTCAGCGAATATCCGGGATCTGGCGTGGGTGGTGATCCATTGGGCCGAAAAGGTCCGCCCCGCCGTGATCTTGCTGGAAAACGTCGAGGAATTTCAGGACTGGTGCCCCCTGACGCCCGAAGGCAGACCCGACCCAGACCAACGCGGCGCGACGTTCCGCAACTGGGTCGCGCGGCTCAAACGCTTGGGCTACCGCGTCGAGTGGCGTCAGCTGCGGGCCTGCGATTACGGTGCGCCGACAATCCGCAAGCGCCTGTTTATCGTCGCCCGCTGCGACGGCCAGCCGATTGTCTGGCCTGCCCCGACCCACGCCAAACCGGACAGCGACGCGGTGACCACCGGCCAGCTGCAGCCGTGGCGCAGCGCCGCCAGCATCATCGACTGGTCGCTGCCGTGCCCGTCGATTTTCGACACCAGCGCGGAAATCATGGCCAAGCACGGGTTGCGGGCGGTGCGGCCACTCAAGGACGCCACCCTGCGCCGGATCGCACGCGGCGTGATGCGCTATGTGGTCGAGGCAGCGGAACCGTTCTTGGTCAGCTATTACGGCGATGGCTCAGGCGGGCTGACCCGCGAACACGCAATGAGCAACCCAGCCACGACAATGACCACGGCCAATCGTCACGGCCTTGTCGTGCCTCACCTGATGACCATGCGGAACGCGGGAAAGCCGTTTTCCGCCGCCAATGAGCCGACCCACACAATCACCGCAGGCGGTGCACACCTGATGGCCGTCAGCGCCTTTCTCGCCCAACACAACGCCGGGCCGCGCATGACCTCGAACGCAGGCCGCGCAGCCACAACGCCGGTCAGCACCCTGACCACACGCGGCACGCAACAGCAGATCGTCGCCGCGCACCTGATGAACATGCACGGTGCTTCGCGCAGCGCCCGTGACTTGGCCGCGCCGCACCCGCCGGTTTGTGCCGGCGGTCAACACGGCGCAGTGATCGCCGCGTTTTTGCAGAAATATTACGGCCAAGGTGTCGGCCAGACCCTCACCGATCCGCTGCACACCCTCAGCACCCGCGACACCTTTGGCTTGGTCACCGTCGAGATCGACGGCCAGACCTACGCAATCACCGACATAGGCATGCGCATGTTGACCCCGCGCGAACAATTCCGCGCCCAAGGGTTCCCCGACGACTACATCATCGATCGCAGGCATGACGGCAAACCCATGACCAAAACCGCCCAGACCCGCATGTGCGGCAACTCCGTCTGCCCACCGGTCGCCGCCGCCTTGGTCCACGCAAACTGTGCGCAGCTAAAGACCAAAGCAGGGATCGAGGCGGAACCGATCACACCAAAGGAAAACATTTATGATTGAGAATAATTTTGCCACCGCAATCGCGCTTAGTGATTCACAACGCGCCGACGCCGCATTGTGCCCATTTTGCGGTGCGTCACCCTGGCAAGTGGTGATCGGGATCGCCGAACAGGCCTGTGACGGTTGCGGCGAAACTGCAGAGTTATCAATGGCGGTGTGTGAGTGTGGCGCAACGGGACCAGACGCGCCCGGCGGCGCAACGGGAGCGGTTGCCGCGTGGAACAAGCGCACGAGCGCCCCAACCAGCCCCGTGCGCATCAACACCCAGCCACGCCGAACTCAGGGGGCCAGCCATGACTGACCGGCCAATCCTGTTCAGCGGCCCAATGGTTCGCGCTTTGCTCGACGGCAGAAAGACCCAGACGCGGCGGGTTTTGAACTGGTCGGTTGGTGATGATCTCCGTGCCTACGTGAAACGGGGGAGGCACAGCTCCGAAGGCGGCCTGCTGAATGTTCACGAGGCAGCAAAAAACGGAGCATTTCGCTATTCGCCCGGCGACCAACTTTGGGTGCGTGAGACGTGGCGTCCACTTGTCGGATATGGGGCGTGGGATTTGCGGATACGCTACCGCGCCGACGAATCCGAGGCGCACCTGACCAGCGACATAGACGTTGGCGATTGGCGGTTCCCTAAGGCCGCCGCGACTGGAAATGTAAGTCCACTATTTATGCCCCGCTGGGCCAGCCGCCTGACACTCGTTGTCACCGACGTACGTGTGCAGCAGCTGCAAGACATCAGCGCTGCTGACAGCCTTGCAGAGGGCGTCGAGTGCGAGACGTGCAGGGCGATGAACGAAAGTGCGTGCAACGGCCAAGGCTGCTTCGCCAGCGTCGACGCATTCCACACTCTCTGGGACAGTTTGAACGCCAAGCGCGGGTGCGGATGGGACGCCAACCCGTGGATCGTGGCGATCACGTTCGCGGTCCACCGCCGCGACCTCGACCAACTGGAGACCCCCAATGACTGAGCAGACCAAGATCGAATGGAACGAGGTGCCGGGATGACAGGTAAATCCAAAAGTGTGATTGAAATCGATCACACCGAACTGACAATTCGGCTGCTAGAAATCGCTGTTGGCCTGAAACGTCCAACAGGCCAGAGCGGGCTTGAAACGCTCGACCACGTGCGGAGAATGGCAGAAGAGGGCGAACTTCCCAACCACATCGTTCGCGATTTCGAAGCGATGTCCGTTGCTGCAATCGAATACCTGCTAGAGTGCGCAAACAAAAGGCACAGCGTCCAATGACCGCCATGACTGACGCCCAAATAATCGCACACCTGAAATCCGGGGAAACTCTGAACTTCGGGTGTAATGGCCGCAACGCAGAGATCATGGCCCTCATGGCAGACCTGGAAAACCGGGGCCTAATCGAAACGGAAGATATGGATCTTTCGCAGGAAACCCGCCGCACCGCGAAGTGGATTGGCCCGCAGGAAAATTTATCAGCGAGGGCGCCATAATGGGCCGCCGCGCCGCCGCATTCACGCAAACCGACCTTGAACGCGCAATGAAGGTTGCCCGCGCTGCCGATCCGCGTGCGGTCCTCGAAGTGACACGCGACGGAACAATCCGTATCCTGCCAGCCGAATCCGGCGCACCAGCGCCCGAACAGGAAGGGTCGAACACATGCGACGCGGTATTCGGATCACCGGAATAAAAGTTGTCACCAAAAAGAACGGCAAGCGCTACATCTACCGTCGCGTGCGCGGGGCGCTGATCCCGCTGCCCGATCTGCCAGAAAATGATCCGCGATTTCTGGCGGCGTTTGTCGCCGCTGAAAAGGCAGCACCGCCAACCAAAAGCCGCCACGCGTCCGGCACTATCGGTGCGGCCTGCACGGCCTACCTCGGGTCGCACGACCACCGCGCACTCGCCCCTAGCACGCGCAAATCCTGGCGTCGAACCATCGACCGGATCAACGCCGAACGCGGTCGCGGCAAGCTGTGCGACCTGCGACCAGATCACCTGCGCCGCGACGTGCGCAGCCTGTCACCGGGCGCGGCGTCCAATCGCCTAAAGGCGTGGCGGTCCGTGCTGAAATTCGCAGTTGCCGAAGGGTGGATCTCGACCGATCCGTCGCTTGGCATCAAAGCACCACGCGGCGACGTCAAACCGCACCGGCAGTGGACCCGCGCCGAGATCGACGGATTCCGCACGCACTGGGCAACCGGCACGCCAGAACGCACCGCGTTTGAGGTGATTTTCTGGACTGGTGCCCGCTGCGTGGATGCTGTCAGGCTCGGGTGGCAAATGGTCGATGCGCAGGGTTGGCTGACATTCGTGCAGGAAAAAACCGGCGGGCCAGCCGTCTGCCCGATCCGCACTCTGCCCCCGTGGTGTGCCCCGATCAGCAGCGACCACGCCGCAATGTTGGCCGAGCTGCCGACCGACCGGCTGCAATGGATCGTCACGCGCACCGGCAAGCCACGCAGCGTAAAAGGGCTGTCACAATGGTTTAGCGCCGCCGCCAGCACCGCAGGCCTGCCCGACGATTGTACCGCACACGGCCTGCGCAAAGCGCGGGCAGCAGGGCTTGCTGAGATCAACGCAGGCACCCAACGCACAGCCGCATGGACCGGTCACGCCAGCTTGTCCGAGGTCGCGCACTACACCCGAGGGGCCGACCAACGCGCGATTCTGGGGGCAGAACAAGAACAGAACATGGGAAACCATGTGGAAAAGTTTCCAAATGCACACGGTAAGCTGTTGGAATAGTTGTGGAATTTTAGGCAGTGGCGATCCCGGGAGGACTCGAACCCCCAACATCCTGATTAGAAGTCAGGTGCTCTATCCAGTTGAGCTACGGGACCGCTGGGGCAGTTCATGCGTCAGGCGTGCGG